TTCGTCCCAAACGGGCTGTTGCTGCCCGCCCGACCCGGACTGGTCTGCATCGCCACCCCGCTCGGAGTGTTCGCGATGCTGGTCATCCCCTGCCCGTTGCTCTCCGGATTGCCCGGGCTGCTCGGCGCCTTGGGAGGGTTGCTCGTCCCGCTGTTCTTGTCGATCGTGGTCATCGGCGGACTCCTTCCAGCCCTCTGCCTTTGCAGCTTCGATCTCGTGGTGCTCAAAGTGACCGACGGTGTCGTAGTTCGATCCGTCCGCTCGCTTCACTCGCTTCCACAAGGTCTTGCTGGTGTCGGGCATGGGCTAGTTCCTTTGCTGAAAGGGGCTGCGGCCCGGCAAGGCCGCTGTCCCAAGATGTTATCCCGGCTCCGGCAGTCCCATTGCCGGCGCCGTCTGCGTTACGACTTGCGGTAGCCCCAGGCCACCCAGTTGACCTTACGGCTGAACGTGGTGGCCGCGATCTGTGCGGTGTCGGCGGTCGCGGTGGTGAGCTGGCCGAACGCGAAGGTAAGACCAGCGGCCTGACCGTTGCCCGGCGAGATCACGTTGGGGACAGAAACGTCGGGTCCGATGTATCCTTCGTTCATGGCGCAGCACTCCGGGGGAGAAGTTCGAGAATCAAGGGCGACCCGCTTTCACGGATCGCCCTGGGGTGTCAAAGGGGTCCGCCCCCGTCACTGATTAGGTGAGTTGGCGGCAGATCTGTGCGCCGAGTCGGCCGTCGACCATGGCCGCGCCGCACAGGATGTCGAGCGAGAGCACGTCGCTCTTGAGGTTGCGGTCGTAGTCGAACACCGCGCGCATCGACAGGTTGCTCGCCTGGTCCTCGATGTACGCCGCGGGCGTGCCCACGGGCAGATCGAGGGGGACGGAGACGAAGGCGAAGCAGTCGGGGTGGAACAGAGCGCCGTGGTTCTGGCGGGTCAGACCGCCGCCGCGGTAGACGTTGATCGTCGCGTTGTCAGCCACGTCCTCGCGGAGCGGCTCCCAGATCGTGAACGTGCCGGCGCTGCCCGAGGAGGTCACAGCCACCGCGCCCACGACACCGGCGCCGCCCGGACCCTTCACAACGCAGTCCTGGTAGTCGCCGGACGAGCCGGAGAGGAAGATGCGGACGATGTCGCCGACCTTGAGCGTCACGGCCGCGCCGTTGGCGTTGTCGTAGGGGATGCTCGTGCTGCCCTTGACCAGCGAGGCGCTGTTCACGAGGCAGGTCGTCATGGTGCCGCTGGTGAACGTCGCGGTGTTGACGTTCTGGCCCATGTAGAGATCGAAGTTCATGATCGGGCCGACGCGGGCGGCGCGGAGAGCGCTGTCGTCGCCGCTCTTGTCGACGCCGACGAACGCCTCTTGGCTCAGGATCGTGGCCTTCTGCGTGGTGCTGACGATGCCGACGCGCGGGTTGAGCGGCGTCTTGAGATCGTTCATCGTCTTGTCGCAGTTCGCCCAGTCCGCGATCGTGGTGGGCAGCGCCACGGCACCGGAGCCCGCGCCGATCAGGCCAAACTCGGAGGGACCAGCCACGTTCGGGATGTGGAAGAGCTTGGTGAGACCGTACTGGTCGATCTTCTCGCCCATCTCCACCATGCGAGGAGCGAGCACCTGCTCAGAGAAGTCGACGAGCGACATGGTGCGCTCGCGGTCGGTGATCTTGATCGTCGCGTCGAAGTGCTTCTCGAGGGTGAGCGGGATCGACGTTTCCTGGATGTCGCGGACGGTCACGGTCGAGCCGTTGTACTCGTCCACAACGCCCTTCGAGCGGCGGCGGATGCTGATGGTCTCGCCGACCTTGGCGCCCGCGTTCAGCGAGGCCTCGTAGCGGCGGGAGAACAGGCGCTGCGTGACAAGATTGCTCTGGAGGAGCACCAGGGCCTCGCGAGCAATGACAGACGGGGTGAGAAAGATGTTCGGCATCGGTGGACTCTCCAAAGCGGATCAAACGCACGATGAGTGTACGCAGTTCCGGGAAAGCCCACAGGACCCTCGCCGTCAGGGGTTGAACCGACCGGCCCAGCCGGTCTGCAAGCCCTGCTTCTTCCGGTACTCCTTGTACTCGGACATCGACATCTTAGCCACCTGAGCATCACTCAGGGCACCATTTCCCCCACCCATCCCGCCCTCAGCACCGGCCCCGCGGCTCCCGGGGAACCAGTGCCGGGCCTTCTCCTTCATCCCGTCAAGCCATTCGGCAGCGCCCATCGGGCTCTTGCCGTCCTTGCCCAGAAGAACAACGCCGTCAGGCCCCTTGATGTGAACACCATGCTCGCGGTCAAAGGCGAAGGTGTTGCGGGCCCGCAGGAGAACGTCATCGAGCGCGGTGTCGACGATGCCGGCCTTCGTCGCCGCCTGCATCACCGTCGCCTCGATCTCGCGCTGTGCGTACGCGGTGTGGGCGGCGTTGCGGTCGCGCTCCGCGGCCTCGGCCTTCTCAGTCGCCGCCTTGATCTTGGCCTCGAGGTCCTTGCGCATCGCAGACGCGCGACGCTCGAACCACTCGTCGTGCTTGCCCTCGGCCAGCAACTTGTTCGTCTCGTCCTTCGACAGACGCTCACGCATCTCGATCAGGCCCTTGAGCCCATCGGTGCCGCCAAGCGCGTCGATCTGACCCTGGATCGCGTCGAGCGATTCCTTGAGCTTCCGCTTCTCGGCAAGGATCTCGTCGCGGTTCTGCTTGAGCGTGGCCGTCGCCTTCTCCACCGCCTCGTTGATCCGCTTCGTCACCTCGTCATCGCCACCGCCGCCACCACCGCCGCCCTCGCCTCCATTGTTGAACCGGGCACCAAAGGGCACACCGGAGAGCATGAACAGGGCGAGCGGGGACGATGCAAAACGACGACGACGCATGGGCGGCTCCTTGCCTCTGGTGCCGGATCATCCGGCGACCCGACCTGCAATCACCTGAGCGCTTCGGCGTCCTGGCGTCGCAGATCAGCAACAGTGTAGCGGGCTCCCCGGTAGTCAGTAAAGCGGTCAAGAGAAAGTCCGCCGTCGCGGAACAGGGACGCGCGGGAGGGCCCAAGCACGTCGTCTTGGAACCACCGGGGCTGGCGTCGAAGCCACGACTCGTATGTGAGGGAGGCGGGCACAGTGCCAACGCGATCGCGAGCCCACTGCTGACGAACCTCGTGGATGCTCTTCCCGGTGCTGCGGGCCATCTCGCGGAAGTCGATCACGCGCTCCTCGCGGGTGCGTGTGTCCGTGACAAACGGACGCTCACCGGCAATGCCATCGGGCGAGAGCACGGCCACCATGATGCTCCGACAGTTCGGATGGGCCGGAGGCCGCGCGTCAGGTGGATACAGGCGCTTGCCGGGCACGTCGTCGGGGATCACGCCACCGGGCAGCGACGCCAGGGCTCCGTCGCGGCCGGCGCACAGGAGACTGGTGCGGCCATCCAGCACCGAGGTCCATCGCTCGGCCAGAATGATGTCGGCGTTCTCCTCGAACAGCACGTCGCGGGCGACAGATGCGAAGTGAACGGCCGACGTGCGTGCGATCGTCTGTGCCTGACGATTCGACAGAGGCAGCACCATTTCCTGGATGCGACGCACCACGGTGTCCCGGTCCACACCGGCCGTGAACGCCGCACGGATCTCGGTGACAACACGGCCTGCATCGGTGATGCGGTAGCCCCGAATCCACTCCTCAAACGTGCGTCCCGCAAATGGGATGCTCTTGGCCGTCGAGTAGGCGGAACTCGGGGCGTCGCGGACCAACAACTCTTTCAGGCCCACCGCCGACAGGATCGCGGCCTTCTGGAAAGCCGCCTCGGCCTCGACCAGGGCGCGGAACTCGACACGGAGAGCCGCCGCCATCTCCGACACGCCTTCGGCGCGGATGGCCGTCGCCTCCTCGATGAGAGAGTCGAGACGACGCGCCTTGCGGGCGCTCGTCCGCAGACCACCGCGGATGATGGAGTCGAACGCCTTGCTGACCTCGGCGATCACCGCGGCCTCTGACGGGCTCAAGCTGTTCATCGCCCGCTGACCGGCGCCCACAAACAGGCGGTTCAGATAGATCGCATGACGAACCTGCGCGTCAAGTAGTCGCGTATTTGCATCGCCCGGCATGGCTTACTCCTCATCGCCGGGCTCCGGCTTGTCCGGGGCGTCCCCACCGGGGTTGGCGTCCTTGCCGCCGTCCTTGGGTGCCCCGGCAGGAACTTCTGGTTCGGGCTTGATAATCGTCGCCAGAGACGCGGACTCCTCCTCGATCGCGGAGACCTCCTCCTCAAACGACTTATGGGTGAGGCTGCCGCGCCGCATCAACTCGTGCATGGTGGCGTACGACATCGGAGCGCCGCTGTTCTTCGCGGTGACAAGCTCCATGAGCTCTTGGCTCGTCATCGTGGGCTCGGCGAAGTCGGTGTCCGGAGAGAACTCCACGGACTCCGGCTCCAAGCCGCTCATGTGGGCAACCTGCTTGAGCACGGTCTCGAAGCCCTGACCGAGATTCGTCACGATGTTTCGGAGCGTCACCTGCTGGGCCATCTGCCGCTGACGCAATGCCTCGCCGCTCTCGGGCGCGGTCTTGTCCGTGGCCAGCAACTTCCCGCCCTCCATGTCGAAGCGGTCGTACTCGTCCGCGATCGACTGGCGCATGAGCGGGATGCCCTGGCCGTCGATGTCGAGGTACCACGCCTTTGCATCGGGGCTGGGAAACGTCCAGATGCCCTCGCCGCCGATCTTTTGCGGCGCATCGGTGGACTCGATTCCGGCGATGCAGATCTGAGGATCACCCTTGATGTAGAGCGCCCGGTTGTAGTCAGCGGTCTTGCGGTAGATGGCAAAGGCGCGGCGGGCGAGCGGGAGCATCGGGATCGCCTGATAGCAGTACCCGATGTCGATGGCGTTGAGCGGGTAGAAGGGGATGAAGTCAAGGGTCTTTCCGCTCACGCTGATCGTGACCCAGCCGCCGGCGTCCTTGTTATCACCCTCGCTCACCACCTGCAGAGTCGGCGCCTTGTCGTCGCCAGACTCCTTCTCCTCCCACAAACGCGACTGATAGACGCCGTTGTTCAGGCGCAACTCGCGGTACCGAGTGACCTTCTCGACGTCAAACTCGTCCTCGCCCTCCTCGTCGGAGATTTCGCGGAGCACCACAAAGCTCGCGCCACCGCCCTGACGCGCGGTGCGCTCCTGCCAGTTGATCAAGTTCTCGACCGAGTAGGGCACGATCCGCAGCTTCTGGTCGGTGTCGACATCAATCAGGAGCCCGATGCGGCCGGTCGTCAAGACCTCGGAGGTCGTCATCGACCACAGTTCTTCGAGCGTGGTCCCATCGGGGCACGCCATGTCGATCAGGTAATCGAGGGAGGCCGGGAGCTTGGCGACGGGAGGACGCGCGTGGATGACGCCCTGGAACCCGGCCAGCGCGGGCTCCACGATCTCCGGGAACTCGGCGAACCCGAGGTAGAACGTGTAGGGATCGGAGCCAACACGCTTCCCGCTCTCAAGCACGTCGGCGATCATCGTCGGCATACCCGGAGGCACCGGCAGGTACGTCGCGGTCGCGCCCTTCACAGCCGTCTCGCCCTCGATGGCGTCGCGCATCAACTGCCACGTCGTCGAACGCTTCTTGTACTCGGGATGTGCTGTGTTGACGGGCATGTCAGAAGGCCTTCTTCTCGAGATGCTTGAGGCGCTCGTCGTTGCGAATCGACTGCTCCCAAGCCTTGTCGGCAGTCGCCTTGATCTCGTTCTTTCGCGACTCCATGACCTCGTCGCGCACGTTGAGTGGCATGACCAGTGCAGTCATCACGCCGCCCGCGATCGAGACGCCCACGGCAATGAACGCCGCGATCCAGCCCCAGTTGGTCTGCTTGCTCGCGGACTGCTCGCGGCGCAGCTGATCGAAGCCGGTGTTCACCGACTGAGCGATTCCGCGGAGATCGAGCTTGATGCCTGCAACGTCCTCGTGCAGATTCTCAAGGGCGACCTCGACCTTGCCGACGCGAGATTCCAGATGCTGAGGGGGCACAGGGTCATCCATTGGCTGGGCTCCGAGGCGTGGGGGTTATCGAAGGTTGTCCTGGCGGCGGATCTCGTCAATGACAGCCTCCTCCTCGGGCTCAACGTGGGAGGAGAGGAACGTCTTGAGCCGGTCCCACATCTCGGGCGGCACCTGGGCAAACGCGGGGTCCTGGGCCAGCTTCTTGAAGTCGCTGATGCCAGCGGCGACCGACCGAAGCGCCTTGTGCGACTTCTCGCCCTTGGCAGCCTGCTGGCCGAGCGTCTGAGTCGTGAACTCGCGGTAGAGATAGAGCCCGACCACCACCAGTGCGACGCCGCCGACGATGAACAGCGTCGCTACAGGAAAGAGCGCGGATGCAAGGAACGCACATCCTGCTCCGGCCACGACCAGCGTGGCCTTGATGGGGATGGCGACGGGAAAGGTCGGGGGCCGCACCACCAGCGAGGCGGTCGCCAGGAGGATGAGCGCGACGCCGACCCAGAGGAGAGGGTTGGCCCAGAGGTTCGACGACCCCTTCACGTCGTTGCTGGTCTCGGTGGTGCCGCCAGTCGCCGCACCCTTGGTCCCGAGATTGGCACCCGGCGCCCCGGCGTTGAAGTCGCTGGCGATCTTCTCGCCCCGGGCCCGCAGGGACGCGCCTTCGCCGGTGGCCTCCTCCTCGATCTTGAGGCTGCCGCCATCCTTGGTCGTGGTGTGCTCGAGCGTGACCGTGCTGCCGGGCGGCAGGCCGAGCGCCTGGCGCACGGCCTCCTGCTGCTCCGGAGTCAGCGCGGATTGTCCTCGGGCGGGGGCGGCGAAGGCGAAGAGGGCGATGGTGATGACGAGGATGGCGGCGACGGTGCGCATGAGGGCTCCTTCTTCGTGATGACCAGACGGTAGGTGGCGGGCGGCTGCGGCGCAGTCGTCACGCTCCACTTCGTTGTCGTCGTCTCGGTCGGACGCTTCTCCTCGGACTTCGATGCCACACGGGTCTTTGCCGAGCCGACCTCGGTGCTCGCCGGTGTGGCGCATCCCGAGAGTGCGAGTGCGGTCAGGAGAAGCAGTGTGGTCATCGTTCGCATGTTCGTGCTCCTGCTGAAAGTGTACACGCTCAGCCGCGTCGCCATCGGCTCACCCGAACAACCTCCGCGCGGGCCCGTCGCCACTCCACCACCCGCATCTGGTTCGCGATCGCCCACTTGCTGATCGAGTCGTCGTGGCTGCCCGGGTCCGCGGCGAATGTTCCATCGGCCTGCAGGCGGAAGGTCATGCACTCAGCAAGGAACTGTCTGTCCATGATCCGCTCCAGCGCGCCATCGGCCTCCATCCACTCGCGGAGACCTTCGAGCGCGATCGGCCGGGTGATGACGTTGGTCGTCCAGCCGGCCCGGGCAACTCGATTCTCCTCGGCCGACCGATGGCTCGGTGCCGCGCCGTGGTAGTAGAGCGACCCGCCAGTGTGGTGCGGCTTCTCCAGCCCAAGATCGATCACCTTCTGGATGACGGCGTGGCCGTGGTTCTCTCGCTCGATCCCAACCAGCGCGTCGTTGTACTGCTTGTGGATGCGGACGATGTGGTCGGCGAGCACCCGCGGCGTGAAGATGCCGTGCAGGGACTTCACCTGCTTGCCGTTGTCGCGCCGCATCACGCCGATCCCGCTCGGATCGCAGCCGACCAGACCTTCGGACGTGTCAGCGCCAAGGCAGTAGAGGACGCCCGGCTGAGGCTTCTCCCACTCGACCTCGTAGCCGCCCGGCAGAACCCGTGCGCCCGCTGGCATAGTCCCACCGTTGGGAGCATCGATCATCTCGGGCTGTCGGCAGAAGTCGCGGATGCGGAGCAACACCTGCGGGTCGAAGAATGGTGTGCCGCTCACAAGCCAGCAAGTCTCGTCGTCCTCGGGATACTCCTGCGGGAACAGCCGCTTGAGTTCGCGGCGCTTGCGACGCCGCCACTTGATCTGCTCGGGGTCAAGCCCGTGCTTTGCCACCAGACGACGCTCGTCGTCGTCGAGGGTCTTGACGATCTCAACCGCCTCCTCGGGGTCGGCGATCTTGTCGCGGTTAATGTGGTCGACGAACCAGGGGAGGAAGATCGGGGTCCAGTCGTTCTTGCCCTGCTTCGCCTCCTGATACATCTCCCTGAACATCTCGCTGCCGTTGGGAGTGGTTTCGAGCACCATCTCGCCGTGCGACGCCGCCTCGCTCAGACCAGTCAGGATGTCGCGCTGCTTCATCACCTGGTTGAAGCCGAGACAGGACCATGCGACTTCCGACCAGTGGACGCGGGAAAGCGTGTCGCCGCGGCCCACGCCACGACCGGCGGCGGTGCCGACGTAGAAGAGCGAGTTGAGGGCCGGGAACTCCAGCTTGTACTGGTTGCCGATGCCCTTGATCGCCGGCGCCTCTGGGTCGCGCTGGTGCATCAGCACGGGGATGCGGAAGATGCGGGCCGTGACCTCGCCATCCTGGGCAAGAGTGAGAACGTTGATGTTGCGGTTCCGGCTCGCCAGCGCATACGACTGCGCCTGCTCCACGGTGGTGAACCCGCCTCGGCGGTACTTCAACAGCAAGTAGCGAGGGAGCTTGCCCTTCTCCACGGCCGCTCGCTTGGCCTCGAGGTACTTGATCTGAATGGGCCGGAGCTCGAACGGGATCACCCGGTTGTCGACCGTTCGGATCTGCAGATTGCGGCGCGCGAAGTCGATGAACGACTCGTCCTTCTTCGCCGGAAGCTTGGAGGCGATGCTCGCGCGAAACTGCCGGAGTAGTTCGGTGCCATCACTCACCGGACGGCTCCTTCACGGTGACGGTGGCGTCGATCACGTCGCCGTAGTCCTTGTCGGACTTCATCGACAACTGACGCTGCTCCATGTCCTTGATCGCCTCGTCGAGAACGGCGACGACGCGGGGCGCGGCGTCCTCCGGGATCACCTTGCTGATCCGCTCGATGATGAAGCCCATCTGGACCCGCATCTCGTTGATGTCGATCTGTAGACGCTGGGGCTCCTCGTAGCCCATGAGCCGGGCGTGGAACACCATCAGGCGGATCAGACGGTCCACGGCCTGCAGATCCATCGGCGGCGTCGACGTCTTGCCATTCGCGTCGGTCGCGGGATTCGGCATCGCCTGCAGGTACAGCCGGTTGATCAGCGTCTCGATGCGGACGTGCGCGATCTGGCGAAGCTCGGTCGCCTTCTCCGCGGTCTCGAGCCGCATGGCCCGGACCTCTTTCATCACCAGCTTGTACGCCGCCTGCTTGCTGACCCCGAGCGCCTTGCCGATCTTCGAGAAGCTGAACCCGGCGGCGCGGAGACTGATGGCTTTCTCGCGTCGCTCGGCGAGCGCGGGATCGTTGTCGGGCGTGTGGTGAGTGCCCTTGTTGATGACTTGCGCGGCGGCGGGGCCCTTGCTTTGGTCGAATGTCATGTGGCGTCCCAGCGTCAACCTCTCCGTGGGCGATCACTCATCCCGGCACACACGGGCGTGGTCGCGGAAGCCACCTGGAGGGCCGCGGAGCCATTGTACGGGCATCAACCCACTCTCACCCCTACCCGGTTCACCAGAGGCCCCTGCGTCAACCACCCACATCTGCACCCGGTTACGCGGATGCGACGATCTCGCGACAGATCGCAAGCAGCTTCTCGGCGGGCTCATCGCCAAGCACGTCACGGACGTTCTCGGCCTCCTGACCGGTGAAGGCGAAGTTGAGGCGGAACGGCTGCTCGAACGCGGCGCTGATGCGGCCGCGCTCCAACTCCGATGTCGCGGCCTCCAGTTTCTCCTTCCGCTCCACCACCTGAGCGGCGGCGGCGCGGGTCATGGCGAACGCGTTGATCCCGGCCTCGCCCTTCTGCGAAGGCAACTCGACCAGCTTGGTGCTCGCCTCTTCCTTGTCCGCGATGTCTCCCTGGGCGGCGTCGCCTCGCTCGGGAGTCCACGCGTTATGGAACTCCTCGCCCGCCAGCGCCTCGGCCGCGGGCAGTTCATCCAGAAGATCGTTCAGTTCGGCGTCGCTGATCATCAGCGAGTCCTGTGCCCACTCGATCGCGCCGAGTTGCTGCAGGTCCTTCAAGACCTCGGTGCTCAACTCGATGTCCTCGGACCCGCGAGCGCGGTTGTGCCGAAGGGTCGCAATCCGCATCTGCTCGTCGGTCATGTCGACGAACACCACGGGGATCTGGCTCATCCCGAGTTTGCGAGCAACACGCCACCGGTGCTCACCGTCAACGATCTGCCGGCTCGACCGGTGCACGATCACGGGCTGCGTGAACCCGTCCTCCTGGATGCTGCGGGTCAAGAGTTCGAGCGTCGCCTCGTCCTGGCGGTTCGGGTTGTAGGTGTTGGGCTTGACGCTCTCGGTCGCCACGTACTCGATCTGCAGCGACTTGAGGCGGACGGCGTTCTTCTGCACCGCATGGAGACCGCGCTTCGCGATCTTGTCGGTCACGATCGCGGCCGTCGCCTCGGGGCTGGTGTTGGTTTGAACGCGGGACGTCCCGCCAAGGGGTTCGTTGCTCACGGCTGATGGCTCCTCTCGCGACAGATCTGCAACAACTTCTCGACCGGCCTGTTCCCGAGCGCCTTGCGGACGATCCCGGCCTCCTCACCAGTGAACACCAGGCGCAGGCGGTACACGCTGGTGTCCTTCTCGACCTTGGCTCGCTCCTGCTCCGTCTTGGCCGCGCGAAGGCGGGCCTCGCGCGCCCGGATCACGTCCTGCACGCTGGCGGTCTGGTGCTCCTCGACCTTGCCGCCCTCCTTGGCGATCATGGACTTGAGGGTGTCCTGATCGGCGTTCGCCAGCGCCGCGGCCTGATCGTTGCTCATCCCGTCCTGGTGATCGACGGCATCGAGGAAGTTGCCGAGCTCGATGTCGTCCATTTCGAGCGAGTCTTTCAGCCACTCGGTCGCGCCCAGCTTAGCGAGGTCGCGGAGAACGGCCGCTGCGAGTTCGACGTCCTCTCCACCGCGCGCCCGGTTGTGGCGAAGCGTCGCGATGCGGGCCTGCGCCGGCGTCATGTCGGTCAGGACGACGGGAATCTCCTCGAACCCGAGCGCCTTGCACGCTCGCCACCGGTGCTCCCCGTCGACGATCGTCATGGTGCTGCGGATCACGACAACAGGCTGGGTCATCCCATCCTCGTCGATGCTCTTGCACAGCAACGTGAAGTCGTGCTCACTCTGGCGGTTGGGGTTGTAGTCGTTCGGCTTCACGGCGTCGATGGGCATGTACTCGACCTTGAGTTGGCCGAGTGCGACGTTGCCCTTCACCACCGGTCCCGCGTTCTTGCCCTTCGCCATCGCGCTTGCTCCTCACTTCTTGCCGTAAAGATACCCGGCCTCAGCCGACTTCGGCGCCGCACCGGGCGCAGAGAACGACATCGGCACGCTGATCCGAAGCGGCGACCCGTCGACCGGGCCAACCGCGTGCGCGATCTGAGAAAGATCGCCGTAGATGAGGCCGATCGACGGCCCGAGAACGGTGTGGAGCTCGCCGCCCTCCACGAACTTGAACCGCCCGCTGTGGAGTCCGAAAGGGAACAGCACCGCCGTGATCGGCGTGCTGTCGTAGTGCCACTCGTACCCGCGGCTCCCACGGGGCAGGATGTTCACGTTGATCGCCTGCTTCCACCCGATCCGCGGCTCTCGCTCGAGCGGGACCCGGTGAAGCTGGTTCAGGAACAGGGCGATCGCGTGCCAGAACGAGCGGAGCGCCGGAAGGTGCTCGCTGATGAGGTCGCCATCGGCCACGAAGTAGTCGAGGCCGGTGATCTCCGGGTCGTCGTCGCCCGCCGGCTTCTCCAGCGACCCCAGCGCATGATCGGGCGCGGCCTTGACGTGCCGGGCCATCCCGATGGCGCGGGCGCACGCGCTCATCGCGCGATGGAACTCCACCCAGCCGATGGCCTCGACGATGAAGGTCTCGACCTCGGGCACGGTGCACACTCGGGCACGGCCACCGAAGTAGTCGTGGAGCTTGGGATAGGGGCTTGGAGGCATCAGAAGCTGGGCGTTCCGTTCCATGTGCCGGCTCCGGGACGAAAGAACTCGGGCTCCATCGGGGGAAACTTCGATGCGCTCAGCAACAGGATCCGCAAGCTGAACGGATCGCCATTGAACATGATCTCCGTGAGGCGCTTCCAGGACACGATCTTCGCCCCGCCGCACTCGTGACACGGAGTGACCTCCGGCACCGGCCCCGTGCTGTGACGCGCGTGGTGTGCCAGAACGTGATCCTTGACGGCGACGCTTCGATCTCGAATCCATTGCGCGGGAGCCTCGTTGATGCAGAGTCGGTGGTAGCACTGTTCCCAAGTTTCGTCGAGGCGGCGTCGCGGAACTGCGACGTGGCTCCCGAACTGAGCGGCTTGGCGGACGCCCGCAAGTCGACGGGTCACGCGGTCGAACCACTTGGGCCAGGCGCTGGCGGCGAATCGCAGGTTCTTGACCGCCGCGGTACTCATCGTCACCGGGCCGATGCGGAGTTCGCGGGCCGGGATGCCCATGCGGTGCATCACGTCGTAGGCCTTGTTGTAGTCCCAGCCGTTCTCCTTGATCGCCTTCCACACGTCGCTGTCGGTCCAGTCGTAGATCGGCCGCAGCTTCCGGTAGGGGACGCCGCTCCGCATCGCCGCACCGGTCAGGGCGCCGCCGCTGCTCACCAGACCGAGCATTCGCTTGCTGCTCTCGCTGACGCGCAGGCCCACCACGTCGATCAGATCCTTGCCGGGAGTCACCGGGAACCGCGCGGGGCTCACGATCGCCTCGATGTTCTTCTCCGCGATGTCGACGGCGAAGTCAGGAGGCTGGTACACCCACTGGTCGCGCGGAATCGTCGGATCGCAGACCCACCAGAACGGCGCGGCTCGGTTGAAGACGTTGACCATGGGCTGCCGCGCCATGAGCCAGTGCATCCGAACCTCGGGCCGCTGGGACAGGCGAAGCAGGTACTCGTGGGTGCCCGGATAGAGAATCTCCTCCTCGCGGAACACCACGTCGACCGGGAGCGCGCCGGCCTGCTCCGCGGCGATCAGCGTCAACTCGGTGCACACCGCACTGTCCTTGCCGCCGCTCACGGAGACCACGACGCGGTGCCCCTCCTGGAAGCACTCGCTGATGCGACTGATGGCCGCGTCGAACACGTTGTCCCCGGTGTAGATTCGCCTCATCGACCGAGCTCCAGAACGGCATACGAGAAGTCGGGTCGCACGATCAGGCCGGTCCTGCGTGCGATCGCTGCTTCACATGGTAGCAGACGTGCGACGCGACGGGCAAGCCATCCGGAGTAAGACCCGATGCTGCGGCTCAGCACGGGGCGGGAGCGGCCGACAAACTCCGCGACGTACTCGAGATCGTCGGCGCGGTAGGACATCGGGCTGGTGCCGTCGACGTTCATCCGCACCATGCCGTAGCGGCCGGACTCGAAGCGGTCGGGCGCGGGGCAGGCGATCACCATGCGGCAGCGCTCGGCACCCATCTCGGCCAGGGCGCGGACCACGCGGGCGAATCCGACGATGTAGGGCGAGCAGTAGAGCATCAGGATCAGATCGGGCCGGGTCGGAATCGTGATCTCGCGGCAGTACTGCTCCGCGGTCATCTGCCGGTACTCGGTGTGCCAGCCCGGAACGGGGCGCCGGCGCGCGATCTCGAGCATCTTCTCGCTCGGGTCGACGCCCTCGTAGAACCCGCTGTACCAGATGTCGTTGCAGAGCCGCAGTCCGAGACCGGTTCCACACCCGATGTCCAGGACCCGCATCGGGGCGCGGCCTCTCATCAGGTTGCGGACGAACTCGTCCTCGGCGGCGTCGATGGGTCGCTGATAGACCCCGTCGTATTGCTCCGCGACCGCGTCGTACGCGGCTGCCGGGTTGATGGGGCCGACACGGGACGCAGAGCGATGTTCTTGGACGACAGCCATTCGCGGACCTCCTCGACGGACTCCACCACCAGGACCTCGCAGCCCGCTTGCTGGAGTACGCCCCCGGTGTGGATCTGCAGCGGTGTGCGCACCTCGCCGGGGCGCTTGACCTCGATCCACACGCTGTGCCCGCGAAGGGCCTCGCACGTGAAGTACAGATCGGGGATGCCACCGCCCTGCATCCTGTTCCCGTGCATCTTCCTCACGAAGTGGTGCGGGACGCGCTGCAGGAGCGCGATGATCCGCGTCGTGATGTTCCGCTCGAGTGGGCGTGGCATATTGGAAAGGGGCTGGTCGGGCAGTGCCTCAGCCAGCCCCTGGACGTTTCCCGGCATCACTGGCCGCCGAGGAGCCTGAGCGCCTGCATGATAGCGTCGGTGCGCCCACTGACGCTGGATGCCGGTCTCGCTTCGCACGGCGGCGGGATGGTCCATCCCGGTCGCGTCATACGTCACTGGTGGCATCTATGCAATCAGGGGTTCGCAGGGATGCTATCAGTGACGGGTGGCCTCGTACTTCTCCTCACGGACCTTCTTCTCGGCGATGGACTTCGGCGACTTCGCGACGTCCTTGGCCCTGGTCTGCTTCTTGCCGCCCTTCGACTTCGTGCTCTTTGCCATCGTGCTGCTCCTTCGGGGATGAGAACCGGTGCCGGGTCCACACACGTAGACGCGGCGCATAGATGCTATGTCGGCTCGGGTCTGCGGGTCGCGTCCGTGGGAGGTGGGTCGAGGTAGTCCGCGGCGTACTCGGCGAGCCGCATCAACTCCGCGACGGCCTCGGCGCAGTCCTTGGTCTTGCAGACAGGCCCATCACCGGTCGTGGATTCGTGCCGGTTCAGGACCTCCATGGCGAAGCGCAGGCGGCGTGCGACCTCGTCGGGACCGGGATCGTCGGACTTCGCGATGGTTGACATGGCTCTCATCGTTGACTCGCCGCGGAGTCCGAGCGAGCGTGGGACTGGCGCGCGATGGTGGTGTAGACCCTCCGTTGGCGGAAGCCGCTGCGGGTGGGTGAGGGGCCGAGGTTCGTCGTTGCCGTCAGTCGAGATCGCGATCGTGTCCCGCCGGTCGTCGAGCGATGTTCGGGGGACCCCGCTCGCCGGGCCAAAACTTTTTTGCAAATGAGGGTGGTCCAAAATCATGGTGCATCCGCCGAGACGCCCAGAGGCGCCGAGCCAGGTGCTGTGCCAGGACCCCCCATGGGGGGTGCCGTGGTGCCGGGGCTGCCGCAGCCGCCGTGGAGGGGGTCTGGCGAGGCCGTGGAGGCCGCGAGGGCGACGCCGTGGAGGCGCAGGCGCGTGGCGCAGGCGCAGCCGCCCGGCGTGGCAGGGGGTGGATCGTGGTGGCTGTGGTGCCCACGTGGAGGGCCGGTGGGTCGGGTGCTGGCGGATGGGCGACCGGGGCCGGGTGCTCCACGTGCGTGGCGCCGGCTGGGTGGCCAGCAGATCGTCTCGGTGCTGCGGGGTGGTGCTCAAGCCCGTGGAAGAGGGTCCGCCGACCAGCCGGCCCTGTCGCAGGATCGTGGGGCCGCGAGCAGGCCAGCAGGAGGGGCGTACGTCGGGCGAGCGGGCGGGGGCGGAGAGGCGTCCGTCCCGGCCGGTCGAGCGCATGGAAACGCCCCGTACAGAGGCCGTACGGGGCGTCGGTCAGTGGACCTGACAGAATCCGATCAGGCGGTGCAGGCGAGGCGACCGACCAACTTCCGAACGTTCATGCCCTTGCCGCCCGACTTCCAGACGCCAAGGACCTGGTCGGCGGTGAAGGCCCGTCCTGGGAGGAGGGTCGGCAGGTCGGCCGGGCCGTTGCCCGTGAGGAACCGGTGCCAGCCGGCGCGGGGGATGCCGTGCGCCTTGCACGCGGCGGCGACGGCCTGCTCGGAGGTGCCGCCAGCCGAGTCGGCGGGGGCGGGCGTCTCGTCGGCGGGGGCGTCGGCCGGAGCCGAGTCGTCGCCGGTGCCGGTGTCGCCGGTGTCGGCCTGGAGGAAGGCCCGCATGTCGGCGACGGAGGTGATGCCCTCCTCGGCCGCCTGCTCGCGGATGGCGTCGGCGTCGAGGCCGAACTCGCGGGCGAGGGTCTTGAACTGCTTGTTGCTGATCGTCATGGCTGGACTCCTATGCCCCGATTCTCGCCGGGGCGGGCGTTTGGCGAGGCGGCGGGCAACACGCCCGACTCACCTCTCCAACACGTATATCGTACCACATAGTCGCATCCATGCAACTATTCTACCATCATTTTGCAGAAATCTTTTTGCCGAGCCGGGGAGCCGGCGCCGCAGGTCCCCGTCCAACCGGCGCGGCTCCTGGATACGAAGCGCCCGCACGCACGATGCAACGGGCGTGCCAACGGCGCGCGATTTGGGCAAGATTGGCGCGAAAACCGCGTTTGGCTCAGGATCGATCCGGAGGGTGTTCCCCATACTCCAATAGGGACCGCAAACGCGTCGCTCTGGGAGGATCGTGGGCCATCTGGTGGCAAGCGTCCCAAGTATGCGACTAGGAGCCGAACAGACGCGATGAGCAACGTGCGTGCCAGTCGCGGGCGTCGATCCGCTGGCACGCCGGTTGCGGAGGCTCGCGTCCGCCTGCAACGGCCATGCCAGTCGCACGCCTGCAACGGGTGTGCCAGTCGCGGTGCCGCGAGTCCCGTGCCCGAGTCGCCTGCAACGTGCGCGCCATGGGCCGAGCAACGGGCGTGCCAGGGCGAGGCGAGGAGCCGAGCCAGGGCGACGAGGCGGCGAGGTGAGGAGCCGAGGCGGCGAGGTGAGGAGCCGAGACGCAGAGCCGGTGAGGCGCACGTGCATGGTGAGCGCCAGCCACCCCCTCGCAGGTGTCGGGCCAGCCACCCTCTCCATGCACGCCCAGCCACCCCCGGCGAGCCACGCACGGTGAGCGCCAGCCACCCTCCGACCAGCCGACCACCCGGTGAGCGCCAGCCACCCTCACGAGCGGAGGCGCGCATAAAAAGGCGGGCCCGACCGTGAAGTCGAGCCCGCCCATGATCTCGGTGCGAAGCCGCTAGACCACGCACCGATTCGGCAAGCACCGTCCGACCAGCGCCAGACCACGCTTGCCCTGCACCGCTCAGGCCACGGCCTTCATGCGAGCCGCGACCTCCTGGACCAGCTTCTTGGTGTTCATGCCCTTGCCGCCGCTCTTCCAGATGCCCACGACCGTCTGCTGATCGAGCGTGCAGCCGGGCACGAGCGTCGCGAGATCGGCGGGGCCGGTGCCGGTGAAGAACCGGTGCCAGTTGCGCCAGGCGCCCCCGGGGCGACCCATCGCGGCGAACCACTCGGGCTCGGGGTGCTCGGGCTTGCGCCCCCGCCCGGACTTGGCGGCGGGCTCGGCCGGGGCGGGGGCCGCGTCCGCAACCTCGTCGGCGCCCGGCTCGGGCTCGGGGGCCGCGCCGTTCGCCAGCGACTCGAGATGCGCCGTCAACTCGCTGACGCTGCTGATCTCCGCGGCAGCCGCGATCTCGCGCACCTCGTCGACCGAGCGGCCGAACTTCTTGGCGATGCCCTTGTACTGCTTGCTGTTGATACTCACGATCTGGACTCCTTGCTGCCGCGTGTTCAGGCCACGGGCGACGCCTTTGCCCATCGCGGGCGAGACTTCCACACTCACACCGATGATCGTACCACGCCGTCGCATCGGTGCAACTACCGATGCTGTATTTCTTTGCCACTCGGCTCAAGGCCGATTCCGATACTGATAGCCGCGGGTTCGATTGAGGTGCTTGGCGGGAGCGGCGGACCCGCCTCGCACCGACGTGTCGTGGCCGAGCCGCCAGGGCCGGGCACCGCACCCAGAGGCGAGCAGCCAGAGGGCGAGGAGCCCGAGCGCGGCGAGGAAGAAGAGCATCCTCCTCGTGCTCAGCCGACGATTGATCTCACGCAGGTCGTCGAGCATGGTTACTCCGGTTCGGCGCTGGTGTCCGTGGGGTGGCAGATCTGGCCCGGGAGCGGGAACTCGATCCCGACCTCCTTGCCCTCGTCGTCCCACTTCGGGACCGGCACGTTGCTCTCGCGGGCGAGCCGCTTGATCGCATCGCACGCAGCCTGAGCGCGGCGACCACGACCGAAGTACTCGCGCTCGATGTACTTGTCGGCCCCGCAGTCGCGACACGCGGCCTCGAGGAGCGTCAGCGTGTAGACGCCCCGCATCACCGCCTTGGGATCGCCGTTGATGACGTGCTTGCCCGTGCCGTCGCTGTCGTCGGACTGGTGGATCTCGTTGAAGAACTCGACCTTCGATCGCTCCACCCCGCCCATGGTGTCCACGAAGTCGATCGAGTAGATGCTGTGGCCGTCGCCACCGAGGTATCCGGCGATGCGCGCCGCCTCCTGCAGTGTGAACACGGGTCGCTCAGTTCTCTTTGCCATGGCCGGACTCCTCTGAAAGTGCCCTGTCTTGTGCGAGGAAGTAGCACCGCTGACACGGGCATGTGTCGGGGTGCCGCTCGCCCGCGGCGCAGTCGCCGCACACGACCGTGCCCCACACGGGACCGGTCACCTGTTTCTTGCACTTGGAACACCGATAGACGGGCCGGAGCTCGAAGCAGCCGGCGCCCGAGGGCTCGATCGCGTTCCAGGCGCTGACGGCGGCGTTCCAGGCGCCACGGACGTTGAAGTCCTCGACGCGGGTGCCCCCGACCTCGCCGCGGAGCCGCCACCACTCACCCCAGACCGTGCGCTCGAAGAGCGCGAACCCGTCGTCGTCGACGCCCTTGGCCGTGATAGCATCGAGGGCGGCGCGAAGCACCCACTCCCGGAAATGCGACGCCGTTTGAGGATAGGTGCCCATCAGAAGCCGACTCCTTTCAGGCGGCGACCGACCGCCTTGGTGCTGCCCTCATAGTCCGCGGCGTGGTTTGCGAGAAGGGTAGTGTACCAGAGCGGCCCTTCGCGGCAGACCACGGCATTGTGATGCAACGGGCACCACTCTCTCCCACTTCCATATCGTACCACCTACTCCCATCGCTGCAACTACCTGCCAACTTTCATCGACCGGCGCACACCGGGCCGATGCCCGTGCGGATGGACTCCGGGCACGTCAGCGGACGGTTGCAGACGCGACAGGCGCTCTTGAACAGCACGTGCGCCCGCAGCGGGTCCGCGCGAACGCTCCCATCGGGCTGCACGCGGCCGCGGCTGAGGATCGCCATGAGGGCGCCCCCGATGTCGGCGGTGATCGTGCTCCTGAACGCGCCCCACACGCGGAGAGTGTTGTCGTCCTGCACGAACGCGAACCCGATGTAGTCGGCCTCGTTGTTGGGCCCGACCAGCATGGAGAGGATTCGCTTCCCATGGAGCCCGCTGCTCTTGTTCTGCACCGTGGCGATCCGGAGCGTCCGGTGCTCGCCGCTCTTCTCGGAGACGAGCGTGTACGTGCCGTTCTTCACCCGCCCGTCGTCCTGCAGATGCGACTCAGGTGCCGCGAGTGCCGGCTCAACGATCGGGCCGTGCGTGCGGACTATGCCGACCCGGTTGGTGCACTCGGGGTTGTTGCACCGGCCTTCGGCGTCGAGCGGGCAGGCGCAGAGGTACTTGATCGCGGTGTCGGGAAAGACGGTTGTGCTGCATCGGGACATGGCTGGACTCCGGCAGGTGTTCGGGAGAGACCTCCTCTCCCATCCCACACTCTACACCACTAGTCGCATCCATGCAACCACTAACGCCTAAATCTTCGCTGACGCTCCCGGCAGCCATGAAGGAGTTGATCGCCAGTGTCATGCCCTCGATGAACGAGTAGCCATGGGCTTTGCACCACTCGCGGAAGTCCAGGAGCAGGCCGTGGTAGTCGTCGCGCTCCTCTGCAGGACGCTTGCGTTTCGGCCTGGGTCCGCGCTTAGCCATGGGAGGAGGATACCTCGCTCTCCCACTCTGGCCCGACCCACTCGTCGATCAGACGCGCACGCTCCTCATCGCGCTCGCGGTCACGCTGAACCAGGAGATCGCGGACGCCGACCGCGAAGGACTCGAGCCATCGCTCGTGCGCCTCGGGTACGTGCGTGCGTACCACTTCGACCATGTTGACGAACCGCTGGCCGAAGTGCGACCACCGCTGACCGGTGATCGTCGGCGCCAGCCCGACTTGCGCGGCCTCGATCGCCGTCGCCGGGATGGTGGCCAGCAAGGTCAGTCGCACGGGCGGGATGATCCATCGCTCGCCCGTCATCACCGCGTCCCAGACGCCGGTTGGCGGAACCGTCCGCCGCTTCTCCGTGATGTAGACGCGGACGGGGCGCTCGCCACTCCACCACGCCGCGGCAAGGGCCTGGGCCACGGTGGGTGACACGCACAGCCGAGGAGTGGACGGCTCGCTGCTGGCCTTGGTAATCGGTGCCCGGCGCACCGCAGTCCAAGCCTGCTCGGTACGGCGGTCGGTGCAGTGGTACCAGTGACGGTGCTTGCTCATGTGCAGCCACCCCCACGGTGATCGCCAGCCACCCTCGCGGCGATGTAGGTCGTCAGCGCCGCCGGCACCGCATAGCAGGCGATCGCGGCGACCAGCCCGGCGCCGCCGATGACGGCGCTGATGCCCAGGCCCACGAAGAGCACGCAGAGCACGCAGACGGCCAAGGTCCAGGCCCCGACCGCCAGCGGCGTCCCGTGCGTGGCGCGATACCGCCCCTGATAGACCACGGCCTCGACGGAGCCCACGATGGCGAGGAGCAACAAAGTCATGTGCTCCTCCCCGGTGCATCGCAGCCACCCCTCGGCAGAGCCAGATGCTCGTGGCCCTTGAGCATCGAGGTCACGACCGCGGCCTCGCCGCTCAGCAGAATGACGTGCTCTCGCGTGGCCTGGTCGTAGATCTGCCCGAAGTGGACGCCGCGGTGTGCCGCGAGCGCCCGCACCGCGTCGACAACGAGAGCCACGTCCCGCTAGCGCAGGGCGGCACACAGATCGGCGACCCGGAGCTCGACGTGTCGGACCTCCCGCGGCATCTCAGTCACCCTCCTCGAACTTCTGGACGAATCGATGAAGGGGCGCACACTCCTTAGTCGCGTTTCTGCAAATGAAGGCCCGCTCGCGGGCACGGGTCATCGCCACGTAGAAGAGCCGCACGACCTCGTCGCGGAGAGGCCCGGGACCGCTGTTCCACTGGCGTGATCCGGCGGCGCTGAGGTCGGGGAAGATGAAGGTGCAGTCGGCCTCCGCGCCCTTGAACGAGTTGTGTACGACAATCCGACCAGACACGTAGTGCTCGTGGGGGTCGACAGAAAGACTGAACACCGTACCGGAATACGGCTCTCTCGTGATCGTCGCCAAGACGGCGTTCGGAGCCTCCTTGCCTCGCGGAAACTCCGACTCAACGACGGGGACCTCCATCATGCCATCAATCAGGTTGGCAGCAATCGTCTCGAACCAGTAGCGATTCCGCTTCTGCACAACGCCGTCTCGTGAGTAAAGGGGGGCGTCGATAAAGAGGCCGAGATCGGCCAGTAGCCGCAGTGCGTTCGATCCACTCGACTCCATAAGCCGAGAGTGAACGGCTTGTAGTTGATCTGAGTTCAAGAGTTGTCCGCGAGAGCCCTCGAATCGCAAAGATGGGATGCCGTACCTCGCCTGATAGTACGACTCGTGCATCGATGCCTGCTCGCGAGTGTCATAAACACCGATGATCCAGGCCGCGTGACCCCGCTCGGTAGACAGGCGACCTTTGACGCCGCCGCCGACCGCTGCGCTGCACATGCCGATACGCCACCAGCCGCCTCGTCGCATCAAGTACACCACGAACTTGTTGTAAAACGACTCGGCAAACCGGACTCGCATCCGGTGCGTCGGGGTGACACGACACCTCGCGAAACCGGCTTGAACGACCACCAGTTGTCCATCGAACTGAGAGTGGCCCTTGCGGAACGCGTACCCAGCACCGGTATCCCCCGGAGCGTTGCGCCCGCGAGTGATGTCGTTGCATGAGGGGTTGAAACTCACGAGTCGATGGATGCTGGAATCGATCTCTCCGATAGGGACGTAGCCCGATGTAGTCAGGATGGGCTCGTCGGGAGGAGAACAGTGGATGGTTCCAACGAACACCCGCGGAGCCTCTACAAGCCCTTCTAAGCCACGCGAGATCACCCCCACCGGATACTCCACCACCTTCTTCGGAGTGGCCAGGAGCCTTCCCTGCCACCACTGCGCGGCCTCTGCAACACTCCTCTCCCCGGCCCACACCGCACGCAACTCCGCGTGAACCGCGTCCTCGAACCAGTCCTCGATCTCCTCCTCGAGCACGGTCGCGGAGTCCCGCTCCTCCTTGCTCATCGCCGGCGCATCGTCGTCGCCAAACGGATCGTCACCCTTGTCGGTGAGCGGATTGTCGCCCATGAAAAGCTCGCCCGGTTCATCGCCCTCGTCGGCCTCGCCCAAGCCCTCGATGCGCTTCTTGGCCCCGCGCCGGAGCACACCCTTCGCGCTCATGGGGCCAACGAACTTGGCGACGTCCTTGATCGTCCATGGAGCCTTGTTCGGGTTGTCGTGGCAGGGTCGCACAAATGCGAGTAGGCGGGCCAGCATCGACAGGCCCTTGCCAGACTGGCCGAGCGGATTCCAGTCGCGACGGTACTTCCGCCACGGGTTGCTGAACGGGATGTGCTTGCGCCGCAGGTTCCCGATCAGGCTGTTCAGCATGTACGAGCACGAGGTCTGGAACATGACCGAGCGACCGGTCTTGAGAAGCTGCTCGCACTCGTCGACCAGAGGATCGGTGTCGTAGATCGTGCCCTCACGCCACCCCATCTCGCCGCGCACATCCTCGTCGGCGATCGCCTCTTTCCGGGGCGCATACTCGATGGGCTCGTAGGTCGACAGGTGATCGCGGACCCAGCCCACGGCGACGCGGAGAACCCGCTCGGGCACGCGGTACGACTGGCTCAGGATGCGGCGGTGCGTGGCCGGCACGCTCGGATCGGAGAACAGGGAAGGATCGGCTCCTCGCCATGTGTAGAGCGCCTGCCAGGGGTCGCCCACGACGATCGTGGCCTTCGCCTGCTTACCCCACTTCTGGATCAGAGCGTACTCAAGGGCGCTCAGATCCTGGGCCTCGTCCACCATGATCACCGCGGGATTGCCCGGCGCGTGATACACGGTGTTGAGTGCGTTCTCGATCAGATCCGTGAAGTCGATGACGCCCTGCTCCTGCTTGAACGCATCCCACTCGTCGGCGAAGCGAGCCACGTCGTCGTCCCAGTCGTCGCGGGGCACCCGCTTGTGGCGCAGGATTTCCATGCGCTGCAGGAGCGCGTCGCCATCGGTCTCGATGTTGACATCGGCGCGGCGGTCCCACGCGTTCTCCTCTCC